CAAGGCCTCCCTCTCTAAATCTTCTTAGTGCCTGTGTTACCGTATCCACATAATCGTCATGTTCTCCAGCAGGAAAAGCTGCACATTCTTCAATGACCTCTTCTGCCCACCTAGTATCTGGAGCCCATACTAACCCACTTTCGAACAAGGGCGCAATAGAATTTACTCGAGTAAACTTATCATTCCCTCTGCTGGGACTGTAGTTCGTTACGGGAATCCCCATGTTTCTTAGCTCTTGGGTCAAGGGCATTCCACTTGCCTTCGCTTCAATTAATACGCATTCTGGATCCCAATAGCTGTATTCCTCTAATGCGATGCGTCGTAATTCTGGAAAGTCCCAGCGATTTCTTCTCGCATCTACGAGAATGATGTTCGGAGGTCCTCCCTCCTCAGGATAAAAAATACCCCATGTGGTTATAGCCGAATAGTCCGCAGTAGTCTGTTTGCTGAAAGCGGTATCATAACTCTGCATTATGTATTCTAGTACTGGAAGTTTTTTCTTTTCCCATCGTTTCCACCAGTTTCGTTTTAAAATAGCGCTCAGTTCACTGGTGGGATTCTGCTGCCATTGCGCCTCCCACTTGCCAACGGAAAGTGAACCTTTTACGGCAAGTAAATCTTTTTTTGTCCAGAACTCAGGCCATAAGGGTTTATCGCTATCGGGCATCATGGCTGGAAATTCAACCACTTCCCATTTGTCCGCTAAAATATCGCGAGCCTGCTGCTTAATCAGTTTCCCTGTTAAATCGTTCTCTGCCCATCGCGTCATTACGATTACGATAGCTCCTCCTGGCTGGAGCCTTTGGCGAGGACCCGAAGTGTACCATTCATACGCATTCTCAATTGCCTGCGGTGACATCGCATCTTGCTCACTGTGAGGATCGTCAATTATTAAAAGGTCAGCGCCTCGTCCTGTCACTGCTCCGCCCACTCCTGCTGCAAAGTACTCTCCGCCTTTATCCGTTTCCCACCGACCTGCCGCTTGACTGTCTGCTCGCAAAGACACATTACTAAAAATTTTTTTATAATCCAATGAATTCATAAGGTTTCTTGTTTTCCTGCCAAAACGGAAAGCAAGTTCGGCGGTGTGTGTTGTCTGCATGATTTTTACTTTGGGATCTTTTCCCATCAGCCATGACGGTAGTAAGTAACTCGCGAATTCAGATTTCGTGTGTCGTGGCGGCATGTTCACGATCAGTCGTTTCAACTTGCCTTCTGCCAGCCGATTAAACTTCTTGCTTAAAATTTTATGATGTCTGCCTTCTATAAACTCAGGCCAAACCGCTTTAACATAGGTCATGAAATCCGCTTGCGCTCGATCAGCATCCTCCATATCCTTTGCACGATTCAATAAATGAGCAAAGTTTTTCAAACGGTCTTCGGGTACTAAACTCAAATCCATATTTTCGTTATACATCGAAAAATATTTTTAGACAATGAACCTTTGATGGTTTCACTGTTTTAGGGGGGTACTGACCAATAATTTTTTAACTGCTCTAGATTTATCCAAACTCTGCTTTTACCTGAAGCGTGGCAAAAGCACTTCAACGTCAAGGGGGGGTGGGGGGGTGCAGGGGGCTATGGGGTCAAGGTTAAGGCTAGGGGGGAACCTACCCCCTAGCCCCATGTTTAAGCTAACTTACGCTTGTTTTGTGCTAGCTTGTGCTACTAATTTTATGTAGCTTGTGCCAAAAGTTTTGGCATTAGCAGTATAGCCACCGTTTAATAATGCCAAAGTGCATATTGGGCTTTTGCTACTATGCCCTAGTGGTTTACTTGCAGTAAGTATAGCGTGCAAAGTGCGCACACCTTTAACACCATTTAAGTGCCAATTTTGTATGGTTGCACGTACACCACCACTAGCACTTGCCACCCTACCGTTGCCACCGTTATAGCCAAACGGTACGGGTACAACGTTATTTAATTGCACGTTGGCTAGTGGTTGCACAATACAGTTATGCAGGTTGCCCCCACAGCTACCATTTACAAACGCCCATATACTAGCGTAGCTTAATGGTTTGTTGCCATTGCTTGCAACTGTTAAGCTTGCGCCCTTTATAGTTGCGCTTGCAGTAGCTTGTTTTTTATTTGTATTTGTTACCATGTTTTTAACCCTTTATTTTAAGGCGTATTTTAAAAACGCTTTTGCGTTTGCCTTAATAAGTACCCTTATAAAGCAATACTAAAACAATGTAAAGTAAATAATATATTTAGTTATAACTTTATATAACTTTATATAAGTTTGTGGTATTTATGCCACAACCAAAACTGACCCCGATTTTATACCTTTACCGATCAAATCTGATCAATATAGATTATGAATAGCTAACGATCTCTCGTGATCATTGGGGTTGGGGTTGGGATTGGGGATGGGGGATCAGATGGGGGACACTAGCAATAGGGTGCGTAGTTATCCCCAGATTTTGGCTTGTGCGATTCTATGCGCACATATACTTTGTCGTTGCCCCATGCGCCACCTTGTTGGAGGTACGAGTCATCGGCCTCACCATCAGGACTGCAACCGTCCATACTGTTATTGCCCATGTGATATTCCATGTTTTGTGCCTCACCCTCTATTATTTTTTGGCACGCCTCACTGCGCCTAAAAGCAATGGCATCCTTTTCCGTCTTGAAAGTCTTAATGGTGTAGCCTGAATGCCAGCGATCGTAATACCAACCACCCTCCTCAGGACCACCATAACATTGAGATTGGTCATAACCATTTACATATATCATTTTTAACCCTTTGCTCGTTATTGTTTAAGTAATACCTATATTATAAACCAACGGTTTGCCAAGAGCAAATCCAATGTTTTCAAGGACAGAGCAGCCTTACCGATCTTTTTTGATCGTTTTTGATCTATATAAAAGATCAAGTTTGATCAAACCTAAACACAGGTTTGATAAGCTTCTCTCTCAAAGACTGGGGCGATAAAAAAGGGGAGGCAAGCACGCCTCCCCGATTAGTTATGCTTGGACGACCAATTTAATGTAAGGAGTCAACCAATATTTACTAGATGGTGAATATCCACCGTGCATTAAAGCATGAAGGCAGACAGGTTTTTTCTTGGAGTGACCGAGCTTGGTTGCTCTCCCTAAAATAGTTTTTAAGGAATGATCCCCACTTATACCATGTAACATCCAGTTTTGGATTGTTTCCCTGACGCCTCCAGGTTTACCATTGTATCCAAATGGTAGGGGCGTCTTAGACTTCAAGTCTACACTAGGCAATGGGATAATTTTTACATTAGCCTCGTTGCCTCCTGCATTTTCTTGAACAAATTGCCAGATTTGGTTGTAAGAGATTTCCTTATCCTTAACCACCAACTCAGCAGACTTAACGACAGCCTTGGAAATCGGCTGTGTTTTTTTAGCCACTTTAGTCATGTTAATTCTCCTTTCTACGAGAATGTTGTTAACGAATGTAGTTTTAAACTACACTAACAGAATATCATATAACTCTTTGATTTGCAAGTCTTTTGTTATCTTTTGTTATCCAGAATCTATCCACTTTTACCGATCTTTTTTGATCTTTTTTGATCGGTTGATCAAGCTCCGTTGTAGACTTACCGATCGTTTTTGATCAAAGTTTCTCTCTCTAAGACTGGGGTCAAGTTTGATCAAAGGGAGAAAGGACTCCTATCTCTTGTCAGTATCTATGGGAGATGATAAAATGAAAGCTATCATTCCTGTCCAGTCGTAAGGAAGTCCAGAACTCCAGTCAGGTGTCAACGGTCCTTGATTCTCGGTTAGTCCACCAAGATCAAGGGCTCTATTTCCCCTGTATATATTTATAGTGGAAGAAGAAGGAAGGCTAACCAAGTTCCAGACATTTCCCGATTTCCCACTATACTGAGTTTGCCACGCTATTTGATGCGGACTTAACTTGATGGACTTTAACGACTTTAACCTATGGACCTTCAATTCTAACCAAAAACTCTTTCCGTCTACTATGCCATGCAAGTCGGGTATTCCTGGAGTTGACCATGACTCGATTCGTGTCCAGAATATACCCAGATGCTTCGTATTATCTCGCAAATTTAACCACAGTCTAGACTCAGGTTTTGTTGCCATATCCTATCCTATAATATATTGATGTGGCCCGAGATCTTCCACATGAACAACGAGCATGACCGTATACCCATTAGCAAGGAACTCCTTACCTATTGGGCTTTTGCATTTAGTCAAATCATGCAAAGTTATTTCCATCGTATCACTGTTTATACCACCCCAGTCACCCTCTACATGAGCTTTTTCTGGATTATCATAATAAGTATACTCAAACTTTGCGGTAAACTCTACTTTGTGTTTTTGCTGTAGATCTGACAAGTAACACAATAGATCGTCTGGTATACTACTACAATCACTTTCACTATTATAGCTTAATGGATTTTTATGCTTTATGTGATTAGTTACCACTTGATCTATAAAACCAAATGCAACTTTATCAACTTTTAAACTATTAATAGGATCTTCTTCATATGACGGATAGCGAAATGATGATGTTAGATATTGTGACCAACCACCCCACGATTCTAGTTTATTTATATATTTAATCATTATTTTAACCCTCCTTGTTAGCTGTTTAACTTAAATTATTATACCATAGGATTTAAAGACGAGAGGCTCTTTTATTACCCTTTTAAATCTTTTGTTTCAAAATACTGCCAACTTTGGTGGTCATTATTATACAAATATACCCACTCTGCATTGCACTCAATAGCTAGTTTTTTTAACTCTGGTAAATCTTTTGCTTGGGTACTAGATTCCTTATATAAATTACCATCTGGTTCAATAGTTGCCCTACTGCCGTCAGCTAATAAACTTTTAACTTTGTCTAGTGTGTTGTAATATACTTTGAGTTTACCTAACATATTGTCTGGGTATCCATCCCAATGGCAATATATATTCTCGTATTTGTTCTTTGTTTTTAATGCAATTAAAGATCTCGTAGCCATTTTTTAACCCTCCTTGTTAGCTGTTTAACTTAAATTATTATACCATAGGATTTAAAGACGAGAGGCTCTTTTGTTTTCAAATGATTTTTGTTCCGTTGCTACTCACTCAAGGCTTTGTTGCCCGATTCTATTTAAAGTAAGTAAACATGGCTGGGAGATCATAATAATTCCCACCATACCAACGAAAAACTTTTATACCTTGGATTTCCACAAAACTTATATGCTCAACAACACACCCTCGTTCTTTGATTTCAACCTCTGGGTAAGGTTTTGCAGTTTTAAAATCCTTGCATAGTTTGTTATAAGCATCAAGTCCCTGATCTGTTGTTGACTCATAATCTAAAACATGAACAGATTTTGGTTTAAACCCTAATTTAGGATACCCTCCAAACTCACCCTCTACAACATTCTTAAAATAAAGTTGTGTATAGACTCTTGTCGGGTCCTCAGTCGTATCAAAGAATGCAGGATCAAGCCCTTTTATAAAATCTTTTACGGGGCATATGAGCCATGCTTTATTATTAAAGATATTTTTAGTCATTATTTTAACCCTCCTTATTTAAAGTAAAATGTCATTGCTAATGCACTTGAATGTGGTGAATGTCCAAAACAAAAACCATAAACAGAATCACCACTTGGACTTTTGTTATTGTATTTCTCAAGCCAATTAACTGAGTAACCATTTATATGGAATTGAACACCCAAACTAAAATCAGGATCAATACCTTTTGTGCTAAAATCAAAAGTAGCGTCTGGCTTTTTATCCATATAAGCAACACTACCTTCAGGATCGCAAATATAAATGTGTTCGTGTTTTTTAGCTTTCCGTTCACACAACTCAATAACAGTATACAATGTGCTTAAGATTTGCCACCCATCAAGTTCCCTGAAGTCTTTATCGGTAGGATCAGGTATACCAAAGTGCGCCTCCTTAACATACTTAATTCCATCACTAATTGTAAATTTATAAAATTTATCCATTATTTTAACCCTCCTTTGTTGTCTTAAGTTTACTTGCTACATACATGAGCGGACCAAAATTATAATTAGCCTCGCAAATAGTATATATAAAGCGGATACCCTGATCTAGTAACTGCTTTGCTAATTTATCACCTTTAATTGTTTGCAAATCAGTTTTGCTACCAATTGACCAAATTGACCCATTATAAAAATTGAGTTCAAAATAAAAACTAGAAGTATGCCTGTGTTTGATCCAACGCTTATTTAATGTTTTGAAGTGCTGATCTGTTACACAAGGCAAATAATCTAACCATTCTAGGGATTCATCTGGTAAGCATGTAATGTCAGGATCTCCTGGTGTGCCACCATCAAATCCACATTCTACGTCATACATAAGCAAATCCACAGTTTTTTCTAGCCCATAAGCTATGTTAACCTCGCTTTGCATTAACCTGTATAAGATCTCAACTTGCGTTTGATCACTATGCCATAAGTTAACCATTTCTGGATCTTCTTCTCCAGACATTGTTTGTGTAAGGGAGTCAGGACACTCATAATCTTGCCACCCTTTAAAATTAACCCACTCATTAATTTGTAAGTTTATCATTGATTTAACCCTCCTTTATGGTTGTTTAAGTTAATTTATTATAACAAAACCCCCACATTGTGAGGGTCTTTTGTTATCTTTTGTTATACTGTTTTATCCTATAACATATAGCTCACAAGGAGTATCTGCCATTCGCAGATGCAACATCATTGTATACCCCTTATCAAGGAACTCCTTACCTATTGGATTTTTACATTTAGTTAAATCATGCAAAGTAAACTCCAGCTTGTCATGTTCAGACCCAACCCACTTTGGGTCGTCAATAGGAATATCTGGCTTTTCACAAAATTCATACTCAAGTGTTGCAGTAAATTTTTCCTTTTTGGCTAGCAACTCATAGAAATACTCACAGAGATCCTCTGGTATAGTAGCATCTTCTTCGGTATTATAGCTTAATGGATTTTTGTGTTTTACATGATTTTCTACTATTTGGTCTATAAAACCATATACCATTAGCTCACTTTTTAAATCTGAGTTATCAGGATCTTCACGCACCATTTGTGTAGGAGTTTTACCTTTACAATACTTAAGATAATGTACGAGCCAACCCTTCCACGATTCTAGTTTATTTATATATTTAGTCATTGATTTAACCCTCCTTTATGGTTGTTTAAGTTAATTTATTATACCATAGGACTTTAGGAGTCGAGGGTCTTTTGTTTTCGTTAGATCTTTTTTGATCTTGTGCTAATACTACGAAAAAGGGAAGCTCGTGGCCTCCCCTTTTCTTCAGGGTTAACTCTATCAATTCATTTCATGGCAGTCTACAGAACCGTCTAAATTATACACATAGATATACTCAGCCATTATTCATACCCTTTCACTATTATAATTAAACACCCAAGACAAATCACCCCTAACGCCAACAACATCCACAGCTCGGTTACGCTTGTAAAGGCAGTTGGGTCTACAAAAAATTTAATAGACATGCAAAGCACCATCATCATTAAACTAATTACAAATGTTATTTTTGTCAAAATAAGCATTATATTAACCCCTTCTATCAGTTGTTGTTGTTTGCTTTCACTATAATAGTATAGCAACTTTGGTATCAAACAGTTTCTTTTGTTTTCTAACTTACATCTTTTGTTTTCACAGGCTCTTTAATCTTTTTATCCGTAACCTTACCCTCTATTACCATGTTACTTTCTGTCACAGCTCTTAAGGCAGGAAACTCATCTTGAAGTTTTTGGATTTCTATCATTACCTGCTCTCTACTCATTTGATCTATCTTTCCATGGAGTATTTCCTTACGATCTATATAGATCCCTGCTGCTTGACCTCTAGATTTTTCGGCAGCGACGGCAGCAGCGAAGTTTCCTGAAGTAATAGCGGAATCTCTAATCTCTGCTAGTTTTTTTACATGTCCCTCAAAAGTAACCTCATGCTTACGAGCCAACTCTAACTTTAGCTCCCTAATTCTCTCTACAACATGGGGGTATCTTCTCCCATTTAATAATTGGGAAGCAATCGCATGGGCAGAAGCTACCGAATATCCTGCTTTGATCGCTGCTTCAGTTTGGGTGATATCTTCACTAACATAAAGTCTTGAGAATTCCTCCTGCTTGGGAGTTATATTTTTTTCAGTGCGTGGATTACCCACTACATCAAGTTTTTCTTTATGAGTCTTTTTAGCTAAAACCATTTTACCTCCAATTGATACTTTGTATAATAGGTCTAAATTCAAAATTGTGTAAATCTAAATTTAATCTCGATTGAGTCGCGCGAACAGAAATAGTAGATTGAAGATATCGGATATACTTCATGCTTTTCATCCTAAGTCATTGAATATAGGTCTATAGTCATATATCGTATATCGGAGAATCATGAAAAACAAATTTTAAACTTTTTCTATTTCCCCCTATATAGCAAAGTCTACGAAATATACCCAAAAAACCCCTTACCTTACCCCTACGGAAAGGGCAGTGAGATGATCGAACGACTGTTTATGGGGTCTGTTTTTTGGAATCATGGTTAAAAAACGGCAGTTTACAGGGGAATACTCAAATAGCATGATACAATAAAACGGGAGCTTGTTTAAGAATTTCCCCCCAAGTGACCGCCGAACATCCTGACAAGGCACACGCAAACAATAATAGAAGGAAGAATAAAG